GGGCTCATCGGTCGGCAACCGCAAGAACCCACCAACACGGAAGCGCATGAGCGCTAACGTAGTCGCGTCAACTAAGTCGTCATGCTCGCCAGATGGGAACGCAGCAATCTCGTCGACCAGCTCTTCAGCCCAACGAGTACGCGGCACCCACACCTTGCCAGACGCGATTATGTCTGATACTGAGTTAAGTCGGGAAATTTTATCTTGCCCCTTACTTGGCGTGAACTCCTGTACAGGTATGCCCATCGCTCTTAACTCATAGATAAGCGGAGCGCCCGTCGCCTTCTTCTCAATCAAAACCCCATCCGGCTCGTAGTCCTTGTACTCTTGGAGCACATCTTTCTTTAACTCCGGATACTCAACACGCTTTCTGTAAGTGTTCAACAGTATGAGATTCTTAGACCCGTTGTCCTCATCATTAGTGAACACCCCCCACGTCGTGCCCGCTGAATAGTCAGCACGATTAGTCTTTTCAAACGCCGTATCCCACGTCTGAAGTATGTACTCACACTGAGGAGGATGGTCTGCTTCCCACCACTGCCACCAATCTCTCTTGATAATCGCACTCTCATTACCTACAGGGTTCTGCTGATACTGAGCTTGCCACTTGCTATTAGGAAGTTCTTCGCGAAGCGCTTCTAGTTCTGCCAATGACCAGAACTCAGGCCATAAGGGTTTACCACTAGGCATGATCGCAGGAAACTCAATCACATCCCACTTGTCTCCGCCCCGCGCGGCGGCAGCTTTGAGCACCTGACCCGTCAAATCTCGCATGGCCCAACGCGTCATCACGATAATAATCGCGCCACCCGGCTGGAGACGCTGGCGTGGTCCAGACGTATACCACTCTGTGACTTTGTCGAACACATCTGGGTTGGTCGCAGCCAGCGCAGCTTCCTGTTCTGAGTGCGGATCGTCAATAATCAGCAGGTCAGCACCCTTACCTGTAACCGTTCCGCCTACACCGATAGCAAAATAGTCACCATTCTTACTAGTATTCCATCGTCCAGCCGCTTTTGAGTCTGCACGCAGCTCTAAATTAGGGAAAAGGTCCTTATAAGTCTCCGAATCCACCAGATTTCGGACTTTTCTACCGAATCCAACCGCCAATTCAGCCGTATTTGAGCTCTGGATCACCTTTTTATGGGGAAATTTACCCAAAAACCACGCCGGAAGTAGATAAGACGCGAACTCTGACTTCGTATGGCGGGGTGGCATGTTAATAATCAAGCGTTTTGACTCGCCATTGACGACTTTCTCGAACGCTTTCGCCATTATCTTGTGGTGTCGCCCGCCAATAAACTCAGGCCACACCTTCGCAACGAACCCCATGAAGGTATCGCGGGCAAGTTGCTTCTCGTAGAGCTCATCCCGCTTGTTCAAATCCTCTAGTACAGCAGCTTTTTGCGCTGGAGACAGCTTATTGAGATTCGCCAGCAGAGCTTTGAGCTCTGCGTCCATTGGAGGAACGGCGGTCTCATCCCTCATTGTTGTCCTCAGCGGGCGAATCGGGCTCGGCGGGCTTGACTTCTTCGTCTACAACTGTTGGACCGAACTCTGCATCGAGGTCTATATCTATAGGGGTGATGTCGGTAACGCCTTGCCCCAGCAACATCTTACGCACCTTATCTTTAATCGCCTGATCAAGATCGGTGACGTTGTTATACGTAACGGTAATCTCAGTCTTCTCAGAGAACAGGCCCACATCGCTGATCTTGCCCAGCATCTCTGTAGCTTTGATCTCAATCTTTGGATCGCCGCACGACGCCAAGTCCAGCAGTTTGTTAGTGACCACTAACCTGAGTTGAGAGGCATCTGCCACATACTCATTGTCGTACTCGCGCAACATGTTGCCTATGCGCTCGGCGACGGGCAGGGAATACAGAGTCTGCGGGTTTTTGTCTAGGGTGGTTACTTCTTTGCGCGGCCTGCCTCGCCCGCGCTTTGGCGGGGCGTCGGCAGTCATAGCCTTCTCGTATTGGTCGACGATCAACTCATTGAATGTTTTGAAAACCTCGCCCGCTTTTGCTTCAGCTTCGGGGTCATCGTCCACATGGGCACCCAATTCTTTGAGAAGGGTCGCCGTGTTCGCCGCGATCTGCATGTTCTCGTGCAGAGTAGAAGCGACTTCGGGCTCCAGACTTGTGGGGTAAGGAACCGTCTTATCAGGATTAAGTTGTAGTGTCATGGAGGAAAAGGGGCACTCCGTTGTTTGGTTGTTGGTTTATCCGTCCTCTCAGACCTCTAGGGGTAAACGACCATGACCTAACCAACGTGTCGAATGTATCACAAAAATTATGTGGAGCAACAAAAAGCATTGCTTTAGTCTTCTCCACATAATCTATACACGTCAAACTTCTCATGTACAAAATATAGCGTTTTGTATACATGACGTTTGGGTCCCTTTGACGGGGGATTCACCTGATACTTAAAACGCGCGACTTGATACTTAAAAATATATACCCCCCCGGGGGGTGCAAAAAAGGCGACTTACCGGGGGGAGTTCTGAATAATAAGATGAATGATAAATGTTGGATAACTTCAGAGGGGGAGGGGGTGTTTGTGCATTAAAAAGTTGCTCATCTACTGTGCAAAACACTGTGTATGGTCCCTGGGTCCTCTCCGGAGCGAAATGGGGGCGTGGGGGGGTCTATCCGGCGCGAAGTTTTTTCGAATTAGGGGGTGCGGTCGGAGAAAGTCGTTTCGATTTCTACTTCGTAGTCGGAGAAAGGGGCGAAATTTTTTTGATAGGCGATTACTGATTGACGCTGTGAAAACCCTGTGCGGTTTCCCCCTAATCTATACCATATCTTTACAATAGAGTCATCGGTTGGGGAGATGCTAACTCAGCGATCGATGCGAACTTATCGAATCGGTTTCGATTTGTTCGGGGCAATATTGCCGTTCCTTTACTTGGAGAATCAAAATGCAAAAAACTGAAGTTAACTCTGCTGTTGCAGAGATGTTGTTCATCGGTGGTCGCGCTATCGATGAGGTCGAAGCGTCAATTAAGGAAATTGGCTTTGCATCGCAAAAAGAAATTGCGAAGATCAGCAAGTCGCAAGACGAGTTGAATCGTTTGAATGCCAACCTTCTTGGTTGGATCGCGCAATTAGATGCTGACGGCAAAGTCATGCGTTACCCTGATGATCATGAGTTGACACCTAAGAAGATCATTCCGATCTCTTATGACGAGTTCATGGTTATCCGTGGCTTCTATGTCGGTGCGGCTTATGACGCGGGCGCGGTTTCGATCGAAGCGGCTGAAAAAGTCTGGGAGTCTGCGATCAAGGAATTGGCGAGCGAAGCGGGCTACACGCGTCCAAAGGCTGACAACAAGGACGCGGTTCGCATGGCTGAGAAGCGCGCGAAGTTGGTCGAGAAGTACGCGCCAAAGTCTACTGGCGAGTTGATCGAAGAGAAGCAAGCATTGCTTGCGAAGGGTGACAACAAGTCGCTGAGTCTCGTCAAGGAAATCAATGACGAAGTCAAGCGCCGTGAGAAGCCCGAGTTAGACGAGCAACAAAAAGCCCGCGTTGCTACTCGCGACAAGATCATTGCTCGCGCTCGTGAGTTGTGCAAGGCTGGCACTGCTGACGCTGACGAGAAGTTGATCTCTGCCCTGTTAGCCCTAGGCTAAAACCCTGCCCGCCATGCTCATAACATGGCGGGCTTTTTCTTTTCTTTCTTTATTGGAGAATCCTATGTTTGGAATGCTTGGTATTTCTATGGTAGTTCGTGTCCCTCAACCTATGAGCGAGATGGGTTTTCGCGTTAAGCGCGTCACTGTCGCAAATATTCATTGCGCATACATTGAGCGCGAGAATGTTTTTACTGAGTTCAAGAAGTTGAATGAGCACCTGCGCGAGCGCGATTTGTGCGCTGAGTTCAAATATACGGAGTGCCTATAACATGGCGCGCCCGATCTACATCATTGCCCGCGAAATTCTTGCGGATTGGAAGAAACCCTCTATATACGCTATGCCGTATATTCAAGCGATGGAAACCATCGATGATATCGAAGGGGCTTATGTCTATGACTCTGCCCGCGATGTTGTCACGCGTTTCTTGTGCAATGCGTCTGGCTGGCGTGGCGACAAAGCCCGCGCGATCAAAGCCGAATTGAAATCCCTGTAAACCCTGCCCGCTACGCGAAAGCGTAGCGGGCGGTTTTTTTTGGCTCGCGCGCCCGCGCGATGCC